TGAATACATCAAATGTTTTGCCATTCATAAGAGTTAAATATGCAGTGTCATTTCCAGACCATTTTGTAAATTTATAATGATTTGTTTGGGTATCTTCTAAATTAAAGTATATTTGGACAGGCTGATTAGCGTAATAACTACCACTTCCAAAACCATGATTAACCGTCATTACATATTTATCTTTTTCTTTCCATTTTGCAGATAATTTTATATCAAAATTTTGTACTTGTATAGTAGTTTCTGGTTCAGTTAAATTAGCAACAGTTTCTTCTGATTTATCATCCGCAGAAGCGTCATCTGGTTTTTTCCATTGTACAAATTCCCAGCCAAGCATTGGGTCGTCAGCTTTAATATTTAAAGTAGTACCTTCCTCAAATTTGCCTTCTATTTCCCAACGATCATCTTCTGTTTGAATTTTGCCACCTTCAAGTAATACATGGTAAGTAGTAGTAAAATCCTCTCTTTCATAGCTCATTCCTAGTACTATATTTTTACCTGGCATATTCACAATTGCTTTATCCGCATATTTGTCATTAACGTATTGAGTGTCTCCAACCCACTTATAAAATTTATATCCTTCGTCTGGGTTGTCAGCATAAATATTTATTTGTTCACCAATTGAATAATTATAAGTTTTAATTTCTCCATTTTTACCAGTTATAGTTAAAGTATATTTTACTTCTGGATTTGGTACGTAGTAGCTTGCTTGCACCTCAACGTCATGTGTCAAATTTCTAATTGTAGTATTTTCAGCTAATGGTTGAGTTATATCATTATCATCGCCTGTTAGTACTTCCCATTGTAAGAATTTCATCCCATCTGGAGCAGGGTTCATTATAATTTGAGGACTAGAATTTCTCAAGAATACGCCTGACGTACTACCATCCGCTAATTTACCATTTATCACTGAAATTGTGAAATATGGAATAGGTTTGTAATTTGCTGTAATAGTTCTATCATTTGTTCCCATAGTAATTGATACAGGATTTGAATAAGATATAATGTTTTCTTCTTCAGTCCAATAAGCTAATTCATATGATTCTGGAGCTTGATTGCCATAACATTTTATAATAGAACCTTCTTCATATGTCCCACTTCCACTACCATTTATAACAGTCAATTTATGAAATGGCTTATAAGATATAAAATTAGCAGTAACTTCGCAATCATTACTTGGCATTATAATTGAAGTATTCATACTGTATCTGTTTATTATAGAATACCAATTGCCGTTCCAGTTATTCCATTTATATCCTTCTGGTACGCTAATCGCAGAAATATTTACAGTTTGCCTTTCCTTGTAGGTTCCACTACCTGAACCATTATTAACAGTTAAATTATAAGAGTTTCTGTTACGATAATAAGCATGATACGTTATATTACTATCTCCCATAACAATATTATTATAATAATGAGAAGTTCCATATTTCACACCATCTTTTGTCCAATAGTCAAATATGTAGTCGCTTAATACTTCTTCTGACAAAATACTATATTTTTTACCTATTCCAACAAGCATACTTCTGGTACCACCATTATTTCCTTCGTTTTCGATTGTAACTGTTCTGGCGTCTACATATTCGCAATCAAGTACTGCATTTCCATCACCTACATAAAAAGTAGTAGTAGCGCTTTCTATGTCTGCAAAACTTCCAACTCCCTCAAGTATCCATTTGTTAAAAACTTTTCCTTCTGGTGCAGCAGGAGCTATTATTTGATGACCACTCTTTTCTTTTGCTTGCTCTATTTTGCTTTCACCATCAATTGTTCCTTGCGTCATAGTAACAGTGTTGTATGAATAAATATAGTTCCAATTGGACGTAAAACTTAAGTTTATGTCAGGCATTACCAGTGAACTAGATGACACATCTTTTAGATATGCAGTGTCTCCACTCCAATAAGCAAACTCCCATTTAGGTCCTTTGGATTTGGCTTGTAAATATACATTAGCTTTGTAATCATACCAACCTTGAAGTTCATTATCAATCTTTACACTATGTTGTCCTGCATTTATATAGAAAGAAGTTAATTCAACATCACAATCTGGCATAGTAAGCCAAGATGTGGATGGTTCTGCTCCACCTGTGAGGTTTTTTAATCCTTCTTCCGTTCCTGTCCATTCGTAAAAAGCTTTTCCTATTGCAGCAGTATCAGCTAAAATTCTAATTTCATCTCCTGCAAAAAATTGTCTTGTTGTTCCTCCTGTATCATCATAAATTGAGCCTCCATGCAGTGTCAATGTTCTAGGAAATCTTGTTTTGAAATTAGCAGTTAATATTGTTTCATAATTTTCGTTTTCATGATATACCATTTTAAATGTAGTTATTTGGGCATTTGTTGCTCCTACATATTGAAGATCGTCAGTATTACCACTCCAATTAGTAAATATCATATATGGAGCGTCCTCTCCATCAGCAACACCTTGTATGTGAACCGTTTCGTCTTCTGCGATAAATTCTGAAGGTTTATTATATTCTTGAATAATACCATTTTTAATAGTCAGTAGCCATTTCTTTATTGGTAAATCGGGTTGGTTGTGCATTAAATTTAAGTTATATTCAATTGCATTGGCGACTTGATAAGTAAATTGAACTGCTTCATGAAGTTCGATAAAGTCTTTTGTTATTACTGGGTTTGAACTATTCATTAATATCATGACATTTCTAACTATACGTATCATATCATCTCTAGTTGGAATATCTTGTTCAGTCCAATCTGTTTTTATTGCCATAGAAGGAGGTACTCTTACAATTTTATGATTTACCATATACTCAGCACAATATTTAGTATTGTTTTCTATTCTGTTCAAGTCAAAATAATTATAAGAGCCTTTTACATCTAAATTAGTAGTGTCGGTTTCTAATATTTGCACATCTCCATAGGTTCTGTCATAGATTGGTTCTATCCATTCTACTGAATAACTCATAGCTTAATCACCTCCATATCTCCTTTCCAAGTGCCATCAAAAGTAATATGGTTTTGCAATACATACCCAGTTATTAAATTATCTTCTCCACTAAATGGTGTTTGAATTTTAACTATATCGCCTGCGTCTACTAATGGCTCACCTCTAGTATTCATTGTGTATTTAAAACGCTTTCCATACCATAATTTATATTTTTCTTTAATTTTATTATCAGGATCTTCTTTCATTAATTTAGTGTCTATTATTAATGTGTCTTTTGTTACGCTTCTTTCTTGAGTTTGTACCGTTTCGATTTTATGACCCATGATAGCGACCTCAATTTCTGGCTCTGCGTCGCTTACTGTAACAAACATATTTGCTCTTCTGCAAAATAATTGTATATTTTGTACTTTTGTTTCTGGTAAAGCACTTACTGGTACACATTCACTATATGTTATTTCTACTTGGTTTTGCGTGATTTTAGTTTTTGTGATTTCAGTTGTATTTTTATCTATTACAGAATTATATTTTGGTAAAGATATATTAGTCGTATGACTTAATTGTTGTGCGGCTGGTACACTTTCAAAATCTTTGTAGTTAAATTCATGATGATTTGTAAAAGATTTCAGGTCATTTAGTTTTAGATTTGCAAATTTAATCGTACCATCATCTTGTATAAGAAGTGTTGCACCAATTGAAAAGGCTAATAGTTGAATAATTTCTCTAACTGGTAGTTCAGGCAATACTGTATTAATTGTGTACGCCCCATAACTTTTACCGTTATCGTCATTACTAAAAATAATTGTATTATCTGGCAAACCTTCAAATTGCATAAGTTTGTCCGTAATACTTTCTACGCTTCTATCATTTCCGAACATTTCACTAGTATATGTGTCGTCCATCATATCTAATACAGAGCCACATTCAAATGTGCAAGTATCTTCGTTTGTTGTAATATTAAGTAGACGTAGTTCTTTCCAGTCATCCCATTCAATTTCTTGAATATCGTTTGTATTGTTTATACTTTGTGTCTCTTCATCGTAACCATAAATATTGTAGCCATTTCTTACTAGCACTTTTGTATTTCTGTCTAAATTTATATAACCATTTTCAGGATTATCTATATTGTAAAGATTACTATAATTATTCATAATGAAACTAAATACTCTGCTAGGTATACTATCTGGCACATAACTGCACTTGTCAGTATAGTCAGTACTTACTACTTGGTCTTGGTTTAAATTAATCACTCTGCCAAACATAACGCTGGATAGTCTAATTCTCCTTTTTGGTCGTCTTGTACCAATAAATTCTATAACTACTTTGGACACGTTATTTTGATTAACATTGAATATTACATTTGGTAAAGCCTTTTCATTTTGTAAGTCTTTAGTTAAACTTGTAAGTAACGTATTACTATTATAAAATGAGCATTTTATACTTTTTGGATATCCAGATGGCACCGCTGAATTTAAAATTAAGCTAAAATCTTCTACTTGAGAAAGTGTAGATAGTTCAATACTAATGGTTGGATTTGTTGTAAATTCACCATTTTCATTGGATATAGAATTACTAACATAGCCGTTATATTTAACTCCTGGAGTAGGATTCACAAATCGACCATTTAGTAACCACATATTCTCTTCTAATGTAGCAAACGTTGTATTTGTATAATCTTTAATATTCTTAAGTTTTTCAATGTTTGAATAAGTGCATACATCTTTCGAAGTAATATTTGCTATTTCTACTTTAGCGTCTTGTGTGTACATCATGATATCTATATAGCCTTCTGCTCTAGTCGTTACGTTTAAATATTTTTGTTCTAGTGCCATCTTTCATTCCTTTCTGATTATATTTTAATATATAACCTTTTCTATCATTACGTTGACCATTTAATATTTTTGAAATAGATGTTATAAAAGTCAATAGAGTTAATAACCCATATCTATAAGGTTGCACTTAACATCTTTATACCATATTGGGCGTTTTGCGTATAAATAGTTTCCTCCAGTTGTGTACTTTATAGTTTCCCATTCACATGGAGTGGCTTCAAAGTCACCCCAGTAGAATTTTCTTTTTATAAATTGTTCATATTCATCATCCCAATACCATAACTCACATTCAAATTTTGCAATTTGTTTTTTTAGCCAATTTACGTCATATCGTGATAAATATGGCCAATATAAATTTTCAAATTTGTTAAGTCTACGATTTATTGTTTGTGCGACGACTTGCCCTTTAGCGTTTCTAGTAGACCTTACTAATTGCTCCGATTTTTCTTGATACCCTATGGCAGGGTTATTCACAGTATTATAGTGTGGATGTTGTGAATCAAACTGCGAATAATCCTCAGTCAATCGGTTACCTTTTGGATCGTGAAAATAGAAATTTTCACCATTTATAATTAATAATGGAGCAAATGAATTTGTTTTTGGACATAAACCCATAAATCAATTACCTCCTTTATCTTGCAAAAGCCGCGTTATTTAATGGCTGATTGCCATTTCTATTTCTGGCTTTTTCTACAGTTGCAACTAAGTCATTTCCACGTTGTCTAAATTCACCTCTTACGTTTATACCTTGCGAAATTGTACCGTCTAATTTATTCATGGTTACTATCATCCTATCCATATAAGCTCGTTCTTCTGCTGACATACCACCTGGTTGATATGGTTGATTATATTTTTTAGGAATAATAGCTTCACCTTGATGTAAATATTGTAAACCATCTGCTTCAACATAATTTGTGCCAAGTGCGTTTTTCTGTATTTTTATTTTTCCTTTCCTTACGTCATCTTCATATTTTTCATTACCATTAAATGTCCATGTGGTGGCATGACCAAATGAGAATATTTCACGAAGTGTATCGCCAACACCGTTGCCAAAATCCTGTATGACTTTCGATCTCGTCGTCGATTTGATCCATTCTACGCTTAAATTCTGCTTGTGTATTTTCATCTAATCCATTTAATATAGCGTTACGAGTTGCTTCACTAGAATTGTCCCATGAAGTATTCATTTTTGCTAATTCAATGTCAGTAAGATTATTTAAATCAGTCATACGTTTCTTTTGGTCTGGAGTTAAATCTTGTAATAAGTTTGCTCTTTCTTCATCTGCGCAGTTTTTAAATAATTCAATACGTCTATCTGTTGCTTCTTCGGTACTATATACTTTTTGTGCTTCAGCGACTTCAATTCTAGCCGCAGCTACTTCAAAATTGCCTGCCTCCATATCTTGTTCAATAGCTAAATCTGTCTTTGCCTTTAATAATTTCTTTTCAGCTTCTTCTGCTTCTTTTGTTACATTTGTGTAGTGTTCTTGCTTTTGAGCTAAATCAGTTAAACTATCAGATAATCCTATTTCTGCACCGGTTAGCATACCTGTATTAAAAGTACCAGTTTGTGTTGATGCAATTAATTCATCCATACGAGTTTTGCTTATTCCAAGTTTTTCTCCTTGATCGTATACACTTTGAGTACTTGTGTCTAAAGATTGCTTTAATAAATCTAGTTGTTCTGATAATGCATCACTTTGCTCTTGGAATGTTTGCACTTGCGCTTCATTGAAATGTATGTTTTGCAACTCACCATTCAGACTTCTTGCAGCTGCTTCAGCTTCCTCTAATGAAGGACGTAATACAGATTGAACTATTCCAGCTATACCACCTATAGCAGCGCCTATTGCCGCCCCTGGTAAACCACCACCTACAAGTGCTCCTGTAGTGGCACCTCCAATTATACCAGCGCCAATTGCACCTGCTTTACTCAAAGCAGTTCCTTTTTTGTCTTTATCTTTTCCTCCGGCATATTCTATGCCTAAGTTATAACTTGTTTTATCAGCTAGCTTATTTCCAAAATGATCTATTGTTCTATATGTTGCATATCCTGTTAACGCCGCCAACAATCCTTTTGTAACAGCAAAACCTATCATTGAGCCCCAAGACCCTGCTTCTGTAATTGCGGCTGAGTTTGTAAACATTTCTTTCAAAGTTCCAATTAGACTATATTTACCACCCGCGAACAAAGTTTGAAATGCCATTAGAATTCCTTGACCAAATCCACTTGCACCAAGTAATGTGGTTATCCATCCTCCAATTTTAGTAAATAAAGTTTTGAATGCCCCACCTATTTTGCTAAGTAATGTAGGACCAAATATTTTTAGTAATTGCCATCCAACAAATAATGCTAATAAAGTGGCTAGTAGTCCTTTCCAATGATCAGTTATCCATTTACCTAAAGCTGTTTCTTTGAACCAATCCCAAATAACTTTTGCTATTTTTCCTAATAGTTCACCAAGTAATCTCAATATTTCTTTGCAAACATCACCAAAGCCCATATCACCTTTAATTAAATGTGCAAAAGTATCTCCTATTTGGTTTGCTAAATCTATCCAATCTTGTGATAGCTGTGGTTTATAAATATCGCCGAGTAAATCATTTTCTCCACTATTATCTGAACCAATATCGTGAAGTTCGTCAAAACCTGCTGTAACATTTGCTGCCTTTTCTAATTCTCTACGCATTTTTTCTGCATTTGCACCCGCTTGGTCAAACAAATCAACTGGGACTTGTCCAAACGCTTCTTGTACTTTCATAGAAATTATATTAAAGAAGCCTATAATATTTACTAATTTTTGTGCTATCCATTCCATCGCAGGTTTTATCGCTCTTTGGAAGTTTATTTTAATTACATTCATAGTACGTTGCCATTTTGTATCATAACTTCCAAAATCTTGGAAAGCGCTTTTAATCCAACCTGTTATAGTTTTGAATGTATTTTTGATCATATTCAATGGATTTAGCATGCTTAAAATTTTCTTAAACCATTGACCAATACTACGTCCTATTAACTGGAATGTATAATTTAAGATTTCTGCCATTCTTGTTTGAAACCTTAACGCTTTACCGTTTTTATCTAATCCCGCATTTATATTTCTTAATATGCTATTATTATCTCTTAATACAGGAGAAGTGAATGATAATTGTCTTACTAATTTACTAAACTTTCCACCTGTTCTTGCGATAATTTCATCATTTGTTAATAAATCAGCTTTGATTGTATCCAATACTAATTTTTCTTCTTCTAAATCGGCTAACGTTTTGAAAGCTGCACTAGATGAATCTTCTGTCAACGTTCCATCTGCGTTAAATTTAGCCTTTCCTTCTTTTTCTAAACCAGTAAGTTCAGTTTCTTTCATTTGAATATTTGCCAATACAGAATTTAACGCATTATTTATATTTCCTAATATTTGATTTAGTCCGTCTGCTTGCGCTCTTGATTTTTCAAGAGATGGCATTCCTATAAATCCAGTAAATGCACCTGCTACTTGACGTAATGGACTTCCTCCCATTTGAGCATTACGCATTTGTTTACCAGATAGTACCTTGTTGAATGCTTTAGTAATAGCAGTAGTATCAACATCTCTACCACCAGTCAATTTTATTTTTTGTCTTAATTCTGGGTTCTGTTCAATGCTTGCTTTGTTAGTTCTATATAGTTGCAAGATACGTCTCATACCAGCTATATCACCAGTATCATTAGGATTTCTACCATTATTCATACCATATTGAACAATTCTTTCTGCCGCCATTTTATCTTGGTCTTCTGCGGCAGCGTTCATTACGTCTTTGTATGCCTTAGTTGCACCAGTTAAATCTCCTAATGCGTCTGCTAATTTATCCCAAACAGTTTGCTTTATTGGAGACGCATATATTTTAGATTTTTCAACTTGTGGTTGATAATCTGGTATTACTACTCTAGGAGGAGCTGTAATATCTCCATTTTGATTACGCCTTGCTTCTTTTCTTGCATTTGACGCATTTGCTAGTCTACGTAGCATATCTTCATCATATTCAAATTTATCAGTACCTTCTGGTCTGTCAATGTGTCTTTGCCTATCTAATACCGAAGGGTGGATAGCTTCTTTTAATGTTTTTGCAAATTCTCCCGGTATAACCGCCAATGCTTTTTTCATTGCGTTTTGTACGGGTATCAATCCTAATTGTGGGTTTTCATCTTTTAATCCGTCTGAAATTTTCTTTCTTCTTCCGTCTGGTTTTGGTAATCCCAATATCTTACTTGGGTCCGCTAATTTCTTATATAAATCTTTTGTACTAGCAGGTAATTCTATTTTAGAAGTGATGTCTTTTGCTTTACCTAAATTATTACGTATATCTTCCACTATTCCAATAAGTTTATTAGCGGTTGTATCAGTATTGAAACCACTAATTTCATCTGCTTTTACTGCTCGTGCAGTGTCTTTGTTTATATCTCTATTAACTTCATTTACTTTTATTTCTTTTGCCATATCTGTATCAGATTTGACATTTGCGTTTTTATCATAAACAGTTTGAACATTTGTAGCTTTTGTACCAGCTTTTACTGCATTAGTGGTATTTTTAGATTCTCGTACAAGTCTGTTTACCTCTTGGTCTAATTTACTACCAGAGCCTTGTTTAGTTGAAGATACATTCGTACCATTTAATATTCGGTCTACTTCTTTACTTGCTGCTCTAGGGTCTATTCTCGCTAATACTTTTAATTGACGTAATTCTTCTGCTGATACATTAACTAACTGTTCTCCTACTTTTACTACTTTGTCAGCAAAACCAGTCTCTAATTTCTCTTTGAATAGTTTTATCATCCCAGTAATAGCTCTTTGTGCTTGACGATGGCCTTCACCTACTCCTGTTTTTCCACCATCAGTTATACCAATCGTACCGTCTGTATTAAAATATCTATGAAATGTTTTATTTAACGCTAGTAATATAGCGTCATAGCCACCTTTACCATTTTTCTCAGATTGTAAAGTAGCTTCAAGATATTTATTAAATTGGTCTATACTAGCATCAGGACGGTTAGCCTCTAATCCTCCTAATATTTTAGCAAGTTCATTTGAAATTAGATTAGCTGTTTCATCTGCTTTTTGTTTATCTGAAATATTATTCTTATTTTTTCCATTTTGCAACGCGTTAGCATAGTCGTCAGCAATGTTTTCACTCTGATAAGTTTTTAAACTTTTCTTCATCCATTTGACTGCTGCTAGTTCACTCAACTTCATTTGTCGAGCATAATTACTTGGGTATGGTCCTCCACGGTCGCTTGCTTTGAGTGTTTTATCTGTTGCTACACCGCCTTCAAATCCTACATAACGTTTATATCCTCTTGGCTCTGCTTGTTTTATTCCACTTAAACGTCTTTTTTGTTCACTTTGGATATTAGATTCTATTTCTTCATCTGTTATACCGTGATAAGGTCTTTTGGCTTTTGCTTTTTGTTGTGCTTTTATTTTTTGAGTTTGTTTTATTTGAGTTTTTTGTTGAACGCTTGCCTGTTTTCTTAAGCCATTTACAAAATCTTGATAATCAGATAGCATTTGTCTCAAATTATTATTAGCATTAGCAATAATATCGCTACCTTTATATTTAGCGGTTTTTTTACCAAACTTATCAATTTGAGCCTTGAAATCTTTTATATCATTTAATGTTAAAGAGACGCTTTCGTCAGCCATCTGTTGTGCTTTTTTGTAGATGGCGGCGTAAGCGTCTTTTATTTCTTGATTTATCTCTTTACCGTTCTTAAACTTACCTTCAATAGTTGCGGGAAGTGTAATAACTCCGTCTTTACCACCATAAATTGATGATTTTAGTTTTGATTGTACGGCTTTAACCAATTTGTCTACTGAATCAGAGACACTTGCTTCGTCAGGTTTAACGCCTAATAACGCATAAAGAGATTCTATTTCGTCGTTCATATTTACTACCTCCTACAACCTATATTTTAATCTGTATGTTTTTTAACAGATTTATTAATTTTCTTTTCGTAATCCTCCCTTAACCAATCTGGCATAGGTGCGTTTTCTTTCTTTTCAAACAATTCAGGGAGTGCTTCGTTTACTTTACCCGGATAGGTTTTAGCACCGAATGCGGCTCGATTCATACTACCAATACGCCAAATTTTATAAGCTAATCCTTCTCGTTTATATTTCAGCATAAATAATAATTCTTTACAAGAATAATCGTATAAATCTCGTAACTCACTACCCTGTTTTACTAATTCAACATATATATCGTGAACAATGTGAAATCCTGCTATTGGGTCATATTCATTTGCTGTATCATCTATCCACTTATTTATTCCAAGTTTTTTTGCTAGCTTCTGTACTGGGTGTCATAGGTATTTCTTGTTCTTTCTGTACTAAGCCTGATTTTTGAACTAGCTCATTTAGATAATTTTCAGCTAGCTCTTGCATTCCATATTCTTTTAATAATGCGTCAAATAAATCTCCTTCGTCTGTATATTTTACTTTACACGCTTGGCTTGCACAGGCATAGAATAAATTAACCATTGTTGTAAAGTCTGGATTTTGGAATGCTTCAAATATATTCTTTCCTAATTTTTTCTCTAAGTATAGAATACTTGAACTCTTTAATTTGAACTCATATTCTACTCCACCTATTTTAATAATTACTACATTGTCCATGATTTCAATCCTCCTATTTAATAAAATGGTGGGTGTAAACGCCCGAAGATTGACCTGGCTAAACTGACCACCTAAGTTTAGTTTTATTTAATTAAAGACTATTTTGATTTGGTAATGACACTTTTATATCACTTCTTACGTCGTGATAGATACTGAATTTTTCAATATCTTGTTGAGCATCAGCTGTATAGCTTATACTGCAAGTTGCATCATATTCAATTATTACTCCTGAGGCTTTAACAACTACCCAGTGAGCTCTAGTTTTAGGGTCAGCGTCAGCCATTTCTTTAACGCTTCTTAAGTTGTGAGCAACCCCAGCGTTATCTTTAAAGCTCATCATATTGATTTCATAAGTAACTTCTGCGGCTGGTTGTAATCCTAAAACTGATGTTTCGGCTTTAGTATTATCTAATGTTGTTGTATCTATTGTATTTGGTTGTCCACCAAAATCTGGTGTTGAAGCCAAACCGTAAACTCTTGTGTATCCACCTAAAGCTGTGTCTAGGTCTGATTTATTATAAGAACCTGCGTTTCCAATAAATCTACCAACATTATCTTTACTGAAATATAACGCAGTACCAAGTGTGGCTACTTGAATTTTTGCATCTGGATCCATAATATTACCTCCTATAAAATATTTTCCTTAACAAAGTATTTAGTTCAGTGGACTATCTTAATGTCCCTTCTAAAGTATTTGCTTGTGCGTATGCAGTTAGCATACATTCACGGTAACCTGTGTCTGGTGTAATAGGACTGTCTTGTGTTGTAGGTCTAAATCTTAATTCACCTAATTTTTCACATATAGCGTCTAAGTAGTCGTCAAATTGTTTTTGTGTACCGCCTTTTGTAGATAAATACCCAACGATTGAGATTGTATATTGTTCATTATCGTATGATAAGTCTCTTTTGTTCAAGCTAGTTCTTATATCATATCCAAAATAATATCTACCTTTTTCGACCATTTCTTGAGGTATAATGATACCAGATTCCAAACCTTCGATTTCGGTTAATTTATTTTGTATCATTACACGAAGATTGTTCACTAATCTCATTCACGTTACCTCCTATTTTATTCTATATTTTCTAGTGTTTTTATATTCTTTTTTAAGGTCTAAGCTTTGCATAAAACCTTTCATTTGAAGCGAAGTGTGCATTTCAAATAAATGGGCTGGTGTTGAATAGTTATATGCGGTCGGTCTTTCGGCTTCTTCATTATAAAACCAATAATGACCTCCACCTCTAGTACCTTCTCTTAACCATTCATATACCTGCGTCGCAGTAACCACTTTTTTTCTGTGACCGTCATTAGGATATGGGATAGGTTTTACTATAATACTAACCTTACTTTCGTACCTACTTTTCTTTTCGATTTTGGTGTCAATGGCTTGGTTAACAAGTATTCCAGTATGTTCATACGAAAGTGTTTTACGACTTAATCTTTTTCTATCTTCACCATATTTACCTTTATTTTTTTCAGCTTCTTCTGCCTTCTTAGCTTTATTATATTCAACCTTTTCTTGTTCGTTTCTTGCTCGAGGATAGTAAGATGCTTCTACATTTGCTTTATGGGTTTCTTTTAATTTATCAGCTACAATCTGTTCAAGATTTATTCTCATATCTTCGGCTTCTTTTATTAACTTTTTAGTTATATTTACAGTGACTTTTTGCTGCCACCTACCGAAGTTATCTCTATAATGAGAAACTGCCATAAAATCACCTCCATTGTATATCTATGTATAACGGAGTAACCTTCACAACAGCATACTTATTTCCTTTCCACTCAACTAAATACTTTGTTAAGTTGTCTGGAGAATTGTTAGTCTTCTCCAATAAAAATGGTTCTAAGTCATTGTATATAGATTTGAAACGGTATGTCTTGTCAAGGTTAGCACCGTACGCACTTTGAGCAATTTCATCTGACGCAAGATACTGCACAGCTCCGTCAGCGTGGAATATATCTTCATATTCTTCGATTAAGTCACCGTCCGCACCTCTTGTAGATTTAAGGTTGTAAAGTACGACCGGTGTTAGCTTTGACAATAACATAACCTTTCTCCTTTACTTACAATTTATTAGTTATTCTTAGGCTTCTACGTTGAATGCAATAGCACCTGTTCTATTATTTAATATAAATACATCACTGTATTCTTTTTCATAATAGATATAGTCACCTTTAGTTCCAGCTGCTGGAGCTTCCATACCAACAAATGCGTATTTGCTAGGTGTTAAGATAGCAGATGGGTGTACTAAGAATAAGTTAATTTGTTTAGCACTATCAGATGGTGCAAATCCTGTAGTGAATGTATAAGCAGTCTTCATTAAGAATGAAGGTACAGATATTAACTTGATTTCGTCAAGTCTATCTACAACTCTGTTTATAGTATTTTCACCATTTTGAACACTTCTTGATAGACCAATGTTACTAGCTTGTTTTAATAAAGTTTTAACAGCTGGAGTAACATATAGTAATCTTCCTTGTGCAGGTACTAATGCTTCGTCCATTTGTTCCATTAACTTATCAAATACTGCTAATACGTTGTCTACGTTTAGTGCTGTAGTATCAGCTGTTTTTCCTTCAGCTACCCAATCAGCATATATTTTTGAAATTGTATATGCGTCTTTTTCTGGGAATTTTTGTGTTTCGTTAAATACTTGTGTTGCGTTTTGGATAGTTAATACCATATTAGTATCCATAACGTCTGCTGGGTCTATACTTGTTGACCACTCTCTGTAGAATGTTAAAGTTTTTGTCTCCCAATCATTATCTACATTTCTTTGGAAAACACCATCTATACTATCTCTATTAACATTTTTTCTACCTGTTACAGAGATTGATGGAATATGAATTGTTTTTGCGTCTACGAACTTATATGTTCTGTTGTTAGCCACATTATATAATTCACCAAAGTTTAATACGTTTGGATATGCTTGTGCTAACGCTCTTTCGTAGGCTTCGGCATAATTAACTGCGCCCATAATAAATCCTCCTTTAAATTATATTTTTTTAAACTAAAACAAGTTCGTAGCAAACCGAATGGGTCTAACTACACAACTGTTACGTTATATAGAAATATTACCCATCCCATTTGCTACGAACTTGGACCGAATTTCATACCAAATATCGTATGCCCCCAGGACATATCTATTTCTGTTCATATTATAACAAAATTGAACAGAATAGTCAAGAGATATTTTAACTTTTTTTATAAAACTTTCCAAACGTCCCAAAGTTCTCTATCTCTACAATCAAATGTATCATATACAACACCGTCAATTACAGTAGTTATATGATTAGGCATAGTTATTAAATATGTTCCTATTTGACATCTTTCGACAAAATCACCAACTGTTTCGTCTGGATAAGTTTCAACTCTGTCATACCTGTAATCTAGTAAAGGTTCAACAAAATTTACATCATCAAGTAAGATACCGTTTTTCTTTGCTATTCTACTTAAATCGTCATACGTGTCACTCCAACTTTTGTCTTCCGCAGTAGAAATAGCACGAATTACACAATCATTCACAAAATTATTATGCTCATTAGCATTATAATATTTATACATTTACATTACCCCATTTGACTTATTTTTCTTAAATGTTTTCTAATAATTTGTTTTGCCTCTGGAGAATCAACTTCTTTGATCATCTTTTGAGCAAACTCTGTGAACAATCTCATAGTATCTTCTAATGCTTCCATACTATCTTCTCCTGCATTATAATTACCTCTATTATATGCAGAACGACTTTCTGAATATGCAGAATAACTTTCTTTCATATCTTCAATCATATCTTCTCCATCGTCGTGACCTCTGTATCTACCTCTACCTGTACCAGGTACGCCACGTCTACCATATCTTCCTTCTGAGTATCCACCTTCTGAATAATCTCCGTAATTTTCATATCTCATTTTCATAACCTCCTTTTTAACTTTCCAATAGTCAATGTTTTCTAAATCTTTATCAATATCAACTAATTTGTATAGCACATCTAATTCGTCACCAGTTAAATCTACGTCCGAAAACTGTTCAAGTTCTTTCACCACCATAGCTTTGATTTTATCTGTGTAACAAATTTCTTCTTCTTTTTTATTTTCTTCTTCCTCCATTACTTACCTCCTTTCAGAAGTTTTATAACTAATCACGCTACTTTTGTAATTGCGATAGAAGGACCTATACCTACAGTTATTGGATTAGTTGGGGTATTATTTTTAATTGTAAAAGTATCACAACAATTGCAAGGAACTTCTACTAAAATGGTAGCACTTACATTTTCAAATACACCCTCTGTTGTCCCAGCTGTTCGCATTTCTCCTCCTATTATATTTTCTCCTCCATTAGTTATATTTAAAGTTATTGGTCCGGCTACAGTTGGAGCAACATTCGCACTGAATGTAATTTCATATATACCTGATTTTGTAATTTCAAATAAACCACTGTTTATATTATGATTTAACCAACCGCAACAAGAACTACAGCTCCTAGTTCTTACATTTGAGCCATTAAATAATATATTGGCTCCTGGTGAAACTGTTTGTTGAGCATTATTTATAGCATTTATCATTTTGTTACTTCCTCCTTTACTATAAAAATAGGGATAGAATCCTATCTATCCCCTTAAAAAATTTAAGCAAAAATCACATACAATGTGAAAATAGATAAAATCTAAGATTGCTTTTTTATATAAAATTAAGCTAATGTATTGAATCCGTTACAACCGCAACCATTATTGTTGCAAGTAAATATCGGAGTGCGTCCATAGACCGGAGTCGTTGGTACTGGGCAGCTGTTCAATCTGTTATACAACTGATCTACCTCATTCGCAAAACCTTGAGATATGAATGCGTTTTGTGCGGTTTGACTTGCAGAAAGATTAGCCATATTTAATTGAGTTTGTAACTCTGCAATTCTGTCGTTTTTAGCCTCAACTTGGGCTTTGACACCATCTAATTCTAATTGACACAATTTATCAAGTATAGCTTGTGTGTTAGATGTAGCATTAGTGATAATATCTCTTGTATTATTAGCATCAGCAAATCTTGTAGTATTTCCTTCGTTTTGAATGATGTTTTGAGTTTGACAATTTGCTAATCTATTTTCACAACAACAATCAGCAAATTGAGAACCTAATTGATTGAATCCTTGCAACATTGCTGTTTGATTAGCAAAGTTTTGGTTCATATTAGCCATTTGTCTTGCATTGGCAGAACTTTCTGCATTAGCAAATCCAGAGCTTACTGTTTGGTTAACTCCAGCAAATCCATTACATAACTGAGTGCTTATATTTTGCACACCATTAGAAACATCATTTAATTGGTTTCCTAGTTGTAATGTATTGAATCCTTGGTTTGTGTTTTGCATGATTTCTTTTTGACCATTAGATAACCAAGGATACATATTGTCTCCGCCGAAACCTCCACCGAAGCCACCGTTGTTCCAGCCACCCATAGCAAAAATTAGAAATAATATTATCCACCAAGCTCCATTGTCGCCAAAACCTCCAAAACCACCATTATTTCTGTCTTGGATTAAAGCTACGTCAGAAGCAGATAAACCACCATTTCCATAATCCATAATTTTTCCCTCCTTTTATTAAAATATTTATATTATTGCAATAATATCTATTTTAGGATGTTTTTGAATTTATTAAATTCTGTGTCAAAATCTAATCCACGTTGCTTGCAAATATTTCTCGCAAATGTTTCAACGCCCTTTGTATTACCATTTTGAGCCATATTTATTACGTTATTTAAAATTGGATTATTTATATTCATTTTATTCAATATACCTTTAGGAGTTAATCCCTGAAGCATATATTGCTTTATAACTGTTATAGGATTCATAACTATTTCTCCTTTTTATATTTCAAATCGTCTGCAATATCTTCTAGCTTACGTTTTAATGTTTTTACGTCTTCTTTTAGGTCTTTTATATCCTTACTGTTCACATTTTTAAGTTGATCTTTCAAATCATCTCCTGTGATAAACTTACTATCCATATTTTTTAATTGTTTTTCTAAATCATTTTCAGTTATATATTTATTTTTATTTTCTTCATTTTCAATCATAGGTTTATATATAACTACTTTACTTGTACCGTCTTGTTGTAATTGTTTAGTTATAATAGCTGTGCCATCTGTTAGTGGAAAATAACTAACACTTCCGTCATAAGGAATATCAGTAGCTTTTACAACATCTAAACTATCCACAACCTTCCCTTGTAAGGAATTTTGTGGTCTATATTGATTTTGTCTTGATATTGGGGTTTGTTGCTGAGTTTGTTGGTTATAATTCAAGTATGGATTAGTATAAGGATTGTATATATTATTATAATTATAAGGTTCGTACATAATTATTACCTCCTATCTAAATCCATTTTATAGAAATAAAAAACAAAATGTCAGTCAGACAGAACAAAAAAAAATATGAGGATTCTGTATCCTCATATCTTACAATAAATTCTAATTGCAAGCGCTACTTTATCTAATTTTTCAACTATTCTAGGATTATCCATATCCAGAAGTTCGCTAATTTCACTGAAAGTTTTCTCGTCCTTAAATCTATATTTATATACCAAATATTCTACACCGTCTAATTGTTTTAATTTATTTTCAAATTCAATCAAACGGTCATCAAATCTGTTATATTTAACATATTCGGCTATGTCAGCATATTTACTGGGTGTGCCGTCTGTATTCCATAAATACATATCTTTGATATTTGACTTGCCAGTCATTATAAAAGCACTAAATATTGCAAATAATATAGAAATGACTAAATCTACTTTTAGTAAAACAAATATACTAAGCATTATTAACGTACTCCAAATTAAACACCTATACCAAGTTTTAAAATGTAGCGCTTTTCCAAATAACCCTCTACTAATCATAAATGTTAGCATTAGTATAACTACATACCTCATATCTAGTTTAAGAGCGACACCAGATAGAAATATAATTGCAGTCTCTGCTAAATTAAAAATCAGAGTGGGTATCAATCTTCCTATTCTGTTCATAATGTTTCTCTCCTATTCTCCATCTTCTGGGTTGTAAATCCATAACCAAGAATCCCAAGGCCATCCTGACATACTAATCACCTCACTTTACAAATAATAGTGCATAAAGTAAACATATATTGATTACAAAGAACATTAAATTAAATACAACTACGTTGACCGCTCTAAATGTTGTACTTTTTATTTTCTTTGGTTGTTTGTCGTTTCTATTCCACAATGACTTATATAAATTTTGTATTTTATTGAGTCTATGTCGAAATATAAATAAAAACCCAAACATCAACGATCGGCTTAATATCGCAATTACAATTATATTATCTCTAAATAACAAACATACCACAATACTGATTATCATCAATATTATACTACTTATACCAAAGGTAAATATATCTGTAATTTGTGACTTTTCCCTATATAACAATTTTAATATTATATAAGTCATAAATGTATAAGTAACCTGAAACCACATATTAAATGGAAATGCTAATTTCAATAATATATATTCTAGTATCATTAAAACCATAAATAATATACGTTTTTCTTTTATATTTTTAACCAATATCATAAATAACGCAAAATATATGGCTTCAGGTATTTGTCCCAATAATAATTGGTCTAATTTCATAAAACAACACTCCTCTTGTCTGATATTATACCAATTATTTATTTCAATGTCAATACTTTAATATCCAGTAGTCCATCCAGCTGAAGTAAATGCTGAATAATTACTTAATGTTTTACATTTATTTGCTTGATCTGATGATAAACCGATATATTTTAATGTTTTGTTTGATGTTATTTTTACAGCATTAATACACATTTGCATTATAATATTTAAACTA